TGGAAAAATACCGCGAAGAAATTGCTGCTCTTCAGAACAGCAAAATGGTATGGCAAGAGTCACAGCGTAAAGAAAACCCATATTCTGCTAAAGAAATGGCAAACGCTGTTATGCTCGGTTATGCTCTTAATAGACGTGATGTAATGGATACAAAATATGGTAATAAAATCAAAGCTATTGTTCAGTCAGGACATGGCGAAAACTTTATTTCTAACTTTTCGACCAACATCTACGAAGAAATGCAGCAGCAGTTAGTTGTTGCTCCAATGTTTAATCGTGTACAGGTTGACGCAAAAACTTTCCGCATCCCAGTAGCTGATGAAGACGATGGTTTCTCATCATCATCTGACGGTGTTGCACAGTTTGAAAGCGGAACTTATGCAACAGGTATTGGAGATAGTACTAATGTTCCTGAATCTTATCAGAACGTAATTAAGTCAGTTGATTTGACTCCTCATAAATTTATGACTTCAACTCATCTTGCAAAAGACGAAGAAGAAGATACAATTCTTCCTCTTATTGACTTCTTACGTGCTTCAACAACTCGTCGTATTGCTCGCGCAATTGACAAGTCAATTCTTCGTGGTACTGGAGCGTCATCAGGGTTTACCTCTAATGCTGCTGCTATTACTGCTGGTACTGGTTTTGCTTCTGTAATTACTGGTATTACTAAGCTTGCTAACGCTGCTGCTCTTGAACAGCAAACTGGTTCTGCATCTGCTAAGGCTGCACCTGCTGAAATTGCTGATGCTCGTGCAACTCTTGGTAAATATGGACTTCAGTTAGGTGATCAACTTGTTTATATTACTGGTGTTGAAGGGTATAACTCACTTGTAGCTGAAACAGACTTCCGTACTGTAGATAAGTTCGGGCCTAACGCTACTTATTTAACAGGTGCTCTTGGAGCTATTTATGGAATTCCTGTTGTTATCTCTGAATTTATGGATAACGTAGGCACTTCATGGAACACTCTTGGAACTCTTGTTTACAAGCCAGGATTCGTTATTGGTGAGAGACGCGGAATGGAGATTGAGAGTGAGTATGAACCACGTCAGCAGGTAACTGCAATGTACATGTCAACACGTTTTGACTTTAAAGCATTGACTACTGCTGGAACAGCTTCAGCTCCTACATTGAGCTCAACCTACTCATTCGCGTGTAATATCGCAGCTGGCTAATATTAAAATTAGTCATATAGCGTAAAAGGCGTTAATGCAACAGGGCAGGTGTAAACAACGCCTGCCCTATTTTACTAAAAGGAGAATTTATAATGGCTAAAAAAGATCCTATAGAAAGATTACTTTCTATTGATAATTATCAAGAGTTCTTATTAAAATTAAGATCTTATAATGTAGACTCTGATGCTATAAAAAATCAATGGAAAGAAAGAAGACAGCCTAAAGCAAAACCTGAATCTTCTACAACAAATAGGAGTATGCAGTCAATGTTTTCTACTAAAAAAGTAGTAACAGAAACCTCAGTACCTGATACTTCTGAAGAGGAGTAAAAAATGGCACAACCTGTAACAGTTCCTTATGTATCTTTAGGAGAAGTTAAAGAGTATTTACAGATAAATAGTAATACTTATGACACTAGAATAAGTAATTTAATTTCCTATGCTTGCTCAGTTGTAGAGAGTTATGTAGGTAGAGAAATTAAGAATAATGTTTATACTGAGCTTTATAATGGAGGAACTTCTCAGGTATTTGTTTCTAGACTACCTTTAAATAGTGTAAAATCAATTACAGAGTATGATGGTAGCACTCATAAAACGTTAATAGGTCCTAGTTCTGATGGGTCTTTTGTTAGTGGAGATTTTGATACTTCTACAATTACATCTACTGCGATACTAAAAACTCGAAGAAAAAAGTTTGGAGAAAGCTCTGTATATTTTAATGGGAGTGCTTTTATTTCTGCAAACGATCCAGAAACTGGTAATCCTAAATTTGATTTTCAAAGTGATGATTTTACTATTGAAGGATGGTTTAGATTTGAAGATTTATCTAACACTAAAGCAATGGTCTCAAGAGGAGATGCAAATACTAAAATAGAATTAAGTTACAGCCCTTATCTAGGAGTAAATTTTAGAGCTTTAAACTCAGACACTGAAGTAGCTAATGTACATCATTTTACTAGTACTTCTTCTACTTCAAGCTATTATGTACCAAAAGCAAATTCTTTTAGTCACTATGCTTTAAGTAGAGAAAATAATGATATACGTCTATTTATAGATGGAACACTTGTTAAGACACAATCTACATCTAACTCTCTTCCGTCAATTTCTGTGAGCACCCCACTACATTTAGGTAAAACTGGAGTAACAGGTAGCGAAAACTATTTTAAAGGATATATGGATGAATTTAGAGTAACTATAGATGCTAAATATACTAGTACTTTTACAGCTCCGACTACTCCTAATGCGACAGACGAAAATACAGTATTATTATTACATTTTAATGGAAAAAATAATAATTCAACATTAAAAGACGACTCTAGAACTACTCCAGAATATATATGGAATTCAGAAACTGGAGGTATTAGAAGATATAATGCAGGAGTACAAGGTGTAACAGATATATCTGTTATTCCTGAAACTACATTCAGAAACTTTCCTAGAGGTGTAAAAGTTACTTATGATGCAGGATTTACTATTATACCTCGTGATATCAAAGTAGCGACTTTAGACTATATTAAAATATTACATAAACAAACACAAGAAAACGCTGGATTCTCTTTACAAGGAGAAAGTGGTAAATCTCATGGATTAAGTGCTAACTTTCCTCCACATATTCGTAGAGTTCTTGAAATGTATCGTGTGGTAATGTAATGGCTGTAGTAGCTTTTTCTATTACAATTACAGAGCCGGAACTAATAAAAAACTATGCTAGTTATATGGAAGAAGCACAAAAAGCAAGTAAAAAACAAGCAAATAAATTAACCTATATGGAAAACATGGTAGAAAGATCTTTATCTAGGTATTATAAAGCTACTACTAATCCAGCTGCCGCAAAAAATGCAGCCTTAGTCCCAGACTTAAGCATAGATTCCCCAAGAATAGCGCAGGCTCTTGCTAAGTCTTTTGGGGCTGATATAGAAGATGTAGTAGATGTTGAAGCAAAATATAGAAGAGGAGGATCTTCAGATACTACAATAGGACAGAGGTCTGCTTCTGTATTTTCTCAAGGATTTTTAGATCAGCTAAAGTTAATGGCTAGACAATCAGAAGAAGAAGGGTTGTTAGCAAAAAGCAAAGATTTTGGCGGTAAAGGTATAGATACTTATGATGTAAATAATCCTGCAGAAGTATTGAGAGCAGTTAGAGCAAAAATAGGTGGATCAGGATTTTTTAATCTAGTTGCTAAATATGATCCTGACCTACATAAAGCTTTTTATAATAAGGCAAAAAACCTGTTAATAACTGAAGCAATTATTATAAAAGGTAAAGTAACTGGTATAAAAGCTGTAAATATATTTTTTCCTTTTAAAGACTTTCAGTCTCCTCCTTTTATTTCAGAACTAGGCAAGGGAAGTTCTATTAGATATAAATTAAGTGATTCTTTTGAGAGTACTTTAATTAAAAGACTAGAAGAAACAGGCCCTCCTATAGTAACTAATAATGTTGAAGAGTTTACAAAAATCTTAGATAGTATTAGTGGTCGAAAAAAACTAGGAAGAGTAGATTTTGCAGCGGCTCCTCCTTTAGACTATGAACTTCAATTTGGTGTTCCTACTGGGGGTTCCATACCTAGAGTGACTGGTAAAGTAAAAAGAGGTAATTACGTAAGAAAAGAAAAAGAAGATAAGGAATCTACTACTAGACTGATATCTTCAGCTCAACTTACTACTATATTACAAAATAGAATAGAAAATAAAATGCCAAAATTTGGCCCGGCTAACCCTACTGAGGGATTAAAGTATAGAACAGGACGTTTTGTAAATTCTTTACAGTTTACAATAGATTATAAAAAGCAATTAATTTCATATTTTGCAAATCCTCCTGTATCTGAATATTTTGATAAATTTCATAGTCGTCCATATGCAGTAGGACAAAGACTAATACGACCTACTATAAGAAAAACTGTTCAAGAATTATTTGGAAGACAGTTTAGAATAATTAAGACTTGAAAAATTTTAATTTGCCAGAACAAGTTTAAGGTGTTATACTAATAATGTCGAATCAAAGAAGAAACATAATAAATCATATTCTTACAAATTTAAAACTTATAGATGGATCTATTTCTTCACTAAACTCTTCTTATACGTTTCAAAATAATATCTTTGATAATGTATTTAGAAAAATAAAATTTTTAGATGAAGTAAATGATTTTCCATCAATATTTTTTCAAGTTGGAGAAGAAGTTAGAGTATATAACACTTCAGGTAATACCACGGGTTTAATACCTCTAACTCTTAGACTTTATGTCAATGATGAAGAGTCATCTGGTAGTCTAGATAGTTTGATTCAAGACATAGAACATATTATATATAACTTGGATACTGGTGTATACAGTATTCGTGATATAATTATTTCGAGCGTTGATACTGATGAGGGATTAGTAAAACCCTACGGAATAGCCGAAATAGAAATCTTAATTGATTATGAATTAGATATAGAAAACTAAGGAGTTAAAAATGGCAGGTACTCAGCTAAACCTACAAAGAAATACTAAAGTCTTCTACTCTGTAGAAGATCTAAGTCTTAGTGCCACCGCAGCTACCGACCTTACCCCTCAAAATACTTGGAGAGTTGAGGTTTTAGCTGGGTACGCACTTTCTGCTGATTCTGCGGTTCAAGATATTACATCATTAGAATCAGGTCTTGACCCAGATAGAAGTGTTCAACGCTTTAATACAGCAAGAAACCCCGTGGAATGGAATTTCCAAACATATTTACGACCAACTGGAGCAGAGAAAAATGATGCTGCTCAAGGAACTGGTGTTGCACAATATGGCAACACAAAACCAGTTGCTGATTGGTATCTCTGGCAAGCTCTTGTTAGTAATACTAAACCAGCTTCTTCAAACGGAGGAGAGCAATCAGTTTGGTTCTATGATACCGCTACTGGAGATGCATCATTAAAGTCTGCAAATACAGCCGCATCTACTAATACCCACTCAAGTAGATCAAACTTCGCTATTGCACAAGAAAATCATATGTATTTTAAACTTGATAACCTTGTATACCAAGTTAAAAATGCTATTGTTAATACTGGCGAAATTGATGCTTCTGTTGATGGAATTGCTACTACTACTTGGAGCGGTTTTGGTACAGAGATGGTAGAACTTACAGGCGATGCAAGAGCTAAAGCTATTGCAGTGTTCGGAGGAATTGGAAATGATGGTGCTACTGTTACGCCAAATGCTAGTATTACTTTGGATGCTGAAGCATCTCATCATCCTTTTGCCACGATGAACGTAGAGAGCAGTACTTACACAGTTGACTTTATTAAAAACCGTTTAAGTGCGATTTCTATTAGTCACCAAGGAAGCGCTGTTGAAGGAGCTAATATTTATTCCTTCCCTGTTACTGGACTAAGCTTCAGTTATTCTAACGATGTTACTTACTTAACACCAGAAGAATTAGCAGCTTTGAATACACCAATTGGACAATTTACAGGATCTAGAACAATCACTGGCTCCTTTACAGCATATTTAAGATCTGCATCAGAAAACTCTGTTAGAGCTAATTCAGCACAGTTCTTAAATAAAGTTGTGAACGATTCACGTGTGTCACATGCTTCTACTAGTTCTGCAAATATTCAGATTGGTGGTAGTACAGCTCCATATTTCCACATTAATATGCCAGCTGTTCAGTTCAACTTCCCAGTTCACCAAATTGATGATGTTCTTGGAATCTCAGTTGACTTCCTTGCTCAAGAAGGTCAAAGAGGTTCTGGAGACGAAATTCAATTCTTTGTTAGAAGTGACAACAACTAAAATATGATATTATCTGAGGGGGTAATAAATTTCATGTGGGTGTTCATCATGAGCAAAAGCAAGCTTCCCCCTCAGCTTAGCCTAAGCTAACATATGATGAACACCCTTTTTTATAACCTAATGAGAGGGGTAAAATGAGTAAAATTCAAAATTTAATTGCAACAGAAACAATTACTGAAGTAGAATATCCAGATATTGAAGGATTCTTTATTAAGATTGCTTATCTAAATAGAGAAGATTTAATCAAAATTAGAAATTCAAGTTTAAAATATGCATTTAATAAGCGTACTCGTCAAAGAGAAGAAGAAATTGATAACGATAAGTTTTTAGAAGCTTATACTAAAAAAGCTATTAGAGGTTGGAGAGGTTTAAGAATGAAAGACCTCCCTAATTTATTACCTGTTGATTTATCTAATTCTAAGTTAGATGAAACGATTCCTTATTCTGAAGAAGAGGCGCTATTTTTAATTAAAAATTCTTCTCTTTTTGATCAGTTTGTTACTGATTGTATGAATGATTTAGATACTTTTTCAGTTAAAAAGAAAGAGACAGCGGAAAAAAACTAAGACACTACCTTCAAACTAATTTTATTGGAGGTGGTATTAGTAAAGAAGTATACTGGCAAATGGTTGAACAAATGGGTTGGACTGATTTTGATGACGAGCCCTTAGAACCAGGTGATTTACCTATTTCAGCTCAACAAGCCTTAATACTGATGAATGTATTACCAGATAAGGTTGAGGGTATGAGCGGTGTTTGGTTAGGTAAAGAGTATTCTGGTTTATCAGACATAATGACTATATACCAAATGATAGACTGGAAAGAAACTTTTGAAATGTTGCAAGTTTGTATTGAGGAATATTCTAAATACTACGACGAACAACGTAAACAGGCTGAAAGAAAATCTAAGAGTAAAATGAGGTAGGGATGTAATGGCAAACAAAATACAAAAAGTTACTATACAAGCAGAGACCAGAGGTTTTAGAAAAGCTTCTAAAGAGGTTGATAATCTTAGTAATGCTCAAGACCGCACTACTCGTTCCTCACAAAATTTAGGAAAAGCTTCTGCTGCTTCAGGAAGACAATTTGCCGCTCAAGCCTCTGGCTTAGGCGGTTTTGTTGCTGCATATGCAGGAGCTGCTGCAAATATCTTTGCAGTTCAGCAGGCTTTTTCTGCCCTATCTCGTGCTGCCCAAGTTGAAACCACTATTAGAGGTACTCGCACACTTGCTGCTGAAATTGGTCTAAGTGGCGATGTTATTATATCTAAACTTCAAGAAGTAACGCAAGGTCAGTTAACAGCTGCTGAAGCTGCTCAAAACGCTAACATCGCATTATCTGCTGGTTTTAATACTGATCAAATTGAAAAACTAACAGAAGTAGCTACCAAAGCATCCAAAGCTTTAGGTAGAAACTTAACCGAATCAATACAGCGCGTATTTCGCGGTGCTATTAAACTTGAACCTGAACTATTAGACGAAATTGGTATCTTTACTCGTATTGAGCCTGCGGTTGAAAAATATGCTGCATCATTAAATAGAAGTGTAGGTTCTCTTACAGAGTTTGAACGTCGTCAAGCATTTGCTAATGCAGTGGCTGAAGAAGGTCAAAGAAAGTTTAATGAAATTGACCTATCTTCTAGCAGTGCTCAAAAATCTCTCGAACAACTTTCCGCAAAATTCCTAGATTTAGCTACTAAAATTGGTATATCATTAGCCAATTTTATAGAGCCTTTTGTCTCTTTTTTATCAAGAGATTTTGGCAACACTCTTTTAGTGCTAGGAGGTATATTTACCCTTGTATTTAGAGGAGCTGCTCAACAAGTAGCTCAATTTACTCAGTCCTCAGTAGCAGGACTAAATAGAGCCCTTGGAACTCTTGAAAATTTTTCAAGAAAAATTGGAGGAACTTCTGAGCAGTTTGCTGCTGCAACAGGACGAGCACAACAGGCAGCTGGAGCTTTTGCTGGACAAGGTGCATTTGCGGGACGTAGAGAAATAGCTACTGAAGCTACTAAAGCTAAACAGGCTGTAATGACAGGATCTATTGGCTCAGTAGCAGAAGCAAAAGCAGCAAGAGATGCTTTAAAAGCTCAAATAGCGGAAGAAAGAACATTTCAAGCAGCAGTAAGAGTTAGTAATAGAACTTTAGAACAGAAAAATGCAGCTTTAGATAAATCTAGAGGAAGAACTAGAGCATTAACTGCTGCTGTTAGAGAATTAACTGCTGCAGAACAACAGGCTGGGGTAGCTTCTAGAGTTTTAGCTGGAGGAAGTAGAATACTATCTGTGGCAATTACGGGTCTAGGCACCGCTATAAGCTTTGTATTAGCTAAGTTAAATCTTTTATTTTTTGCGGTTACTAGTGTACAAACTATTTTACAGTTTTTTGGGATTGATGCTATTGGAGCAGTAGTTAACTGGTTTCAAAAACTAGGTAAAGAACAAGAAATGATAGATAAAGGTTTTAAAGGACTGGTTTCCTCAGTAACTGATGTTACTCAAAGTATGATAGAGTTAGCAGGCTTGAGAGAAGCGTCTGATTATATTAAAATAGTTGATAATAGGTTAAAGAGTGTTGCAACTACTACTATAGAAAATGCAGATGCTTTGACTGAGTGGGGAAGCACGCTCACAACAATAGTGGCTGTTCCTGTTGATGAACAAATAGAGAAATTACGTAGTGGGATGATTGGGCTAAAAGAAGACATGAAAGCTGGTACAGGAGATATAGCAAAACAAACTATAGCTTATAATGCTCTGAAAGATGCTTTAAAAATTGTAGAAAGTGGCCTAAGTGCTTTTAACTATCAAATAGCTAGAGGTGCTGATGCAACAGGGTTATCAGAAAAAGCTTTTGCTGGAGCTATTATTAGACTAACAGATATGAGGACAGGTTTAAAGATAGTTAATAACGAGATTGAATATTTTGGTCGAAATATTGGAACAATAAATAATAAAGGAGTAGCAGTTTTAGAGGAATTTGGAGAAGTTGTACTTGACTCTGCTGTTAAAACTGAAAATTTAAGAAAAACATATCAAGACGCTTTTAATGCAGGAACAATTACTGCTGAAAAAGCTTCTAAAACTCTTGTAGGTTTTAGAAATATTCTGACAGAATTAGAAGAGGCTTTTGATGCTTCGGGTAAATCAAATGACGCTTTACGCATGGCAATTAGCGCACAAACAGGTGAAGTTGAAGCTCAAAGTGCTGCAACAGAGAGACTTTTAGCAGCAGAAAAAAATCTTAAAACCTTTAGAGACACTTTTTCAAAAGAAATTAGAGCAGTAGATACTGCTATTTCTGCAGGGGTTTTAGGAATTGACGGCACGTTAGCTAAAAATGCTGCTGAACAACAAGCAAATCGTGTTAAATATTTACAACATACTATTAATGAATTTAACAAGTTAAACACAGAACAACAAAAAGGCAAAAATCTAAACGGTGATACGGTTAGTATTTACCAAGCAGGTATCTCTGCTTTAAAAGCGCAAGCAGGGATTGTTATCGCATTACCCGCAAAGTTAGAAAAAATAAAGGTAACAGAAGAAAAAAGAGAAAGACTTTTACGACAGCAAGTTGCTGCTTTAGAAGCTCAAGGTGAGTTACTTAAAGTAAATGAACTTATAATGCTTAATAAACTAGCAAAAGAAGGTCTTACTGTTAGACAAAAAGAGGTTGACTTAGAAAAAATTAGGTTAGATCTAATGAAAACCAGAGACGCTGCCTTAATAAAAGCACTTAGAACAAGTAAGGATTTATTACAGATTGATCAAGAAAGAGCTTCTTTAACCAGTAAACTTGATAGAGCTCAGTTAGAAGGAAGACAACTTGATTCTGAGTTTGCAGATCAAAAAGCGCTACTTGCAGCCAGAATTGCAGTTGAAGAAACAGCTACTTCGTCATCAAAAAAACGATTAGCCGCTAGAATGAAA